ATGAAGGAGTTGTTGGTGACGTTGCGTGAGAAAGACTTCAAGAAGATGAGAACCTGGGTGGTGAACAACATGGACAATGACCCCAACGTGTTGTTCAGAAAGTTGTATGACTTCCTGTTGCCTGAAGTGGTTCAGGTTCCTCAGTTGGTGCTTCTGTTGGCAGATTATCAGTACAAGGCAGCGTTCGTGGCTGATGCTGAAATCAATCTTGTGGCGTGTCTGACAGAAATCATGGCTGCCTGTGAGATGAAGTCATGACCGAGAAGAACCTTGATGGAGAAATCATCAAGGACTGGATTGTGGAAGAATACAAGATGCCGAAAATCAGTCCTTTTGATTTTGTGAATGCCATTCATTACACCAAAGAAGCCTTGATGGTGGATGAATGGAGTGAGAAGCAGTACAATCCGTTTGTTGTGAACAAGAGTTTGAGTTTTGGGGCTGACACAGTACACGCAGCCAATGAGATGAACAGCCGTCCGCATTTGGAGAAGCGCCTCCAGTTTGATTTCCTTATAAATACCGTTAGACCTCGCAAGAGATTTAACAAGTGGTTGAAGGCTGATAAAGTTGAAGACCTTGAAGTGGTGAAACAGTATTATCATTACAATACTGAGAAGGCACAACAAGCTCTGAGGATCCTATCACCTGACCAAATAAATACCATTAAGGAACGTTTGAACACAGGTGGCTTAACAAATGGCACATGATTTAATTAATATACCCGGTATCCCAGGATACAATCCTTTGGAAGTGAAATTGGTGAATCAGGATGACTTTCTGAAGGTTCGTGAAACACTCACTCGTATAGGTGTGGCTTCACGCAAAGACCAGACATTGTATCAGAGCTGTCACATCCTGCACAAGCAAGGCAGATACTTCATTGTGCATTTCAAGGAACTGTTTGCTTTAGATGGCAAGCAAGCTGACTTGTCTGACAATGATTTGCAACGCAGAAACACCGTGGCCCATCTGTTGGAAGATTGGGGTCTGGTGGAGATAGTGAATGGTGATGTTTGTGAAGATACAGCACCATTGTCACAAATCAAAGTTCTGGCTTTCGGTGAAAAGAGGGATTGGAACTTGGTGGCAAAATACAATATTGGTAAAAAGAAATAAATAGAAGTACTTGATTGTAGGGGTGTTAGGAGTTAATATTAACCTTAGATACGCCGACAGGGTATCACTAACACATTCGCTCGACAGGAGGAATTATGACACGTACCTATACTTTCAACACTGCATCATTGGGTGGACCATGGGCTATTGGATTCGATAACCTTTGGGACCGTTTACACAACATTGAAACGGTGAATAGTTCCAGCAACTATCCCCCATACAACATCATCAAGCACGATGCTGAAAATTGGAGCATCGAACTCGCCGTGGCAGGATTCAAGCGAGATGAACTTGATGTGGAACTGGCAGAAGGTGTTCTCACCATCTCTGCCAAGGCGGAATCATCTGATGACAAGGAGTATGTTCATCGTGGTTTAGCCAAGCGTGCGTTCACTAGAAAGTGGACATTGGCAGATGACGTGGTAGTACATGAAGCTGCTTTGACTGACGGTGTGCTTTCCATCAAGTTGGAACGCATCATCCCAGAAGAAAAGAAGCCACGCAAGATTGACATTTCATAATTAAGTAGTCCTCCTAACACTCCTACAATTGAGTATATCATGGCTTTACTGTGCATCAAGACGCTTCTAGGCGAAGATTTAATTGGTGATGTTGAGATACGTGACAACACCGTAGACATTGACACACCACTCATGGTGATGATTGTCCCGAATGAGAAGGGACAATACAGTGTGGGGTTGGCCCCCTACATGATTTTCTCAGCCACCAGAAAGTTCACGTTTGAAAAGAATCATATCATTCTGTTCACGGAACCTGCTGATGAGCTACGAAATCAATACCATTCATTGACAGGCAAGGGCATTGTCCTTCCCACCAGACCAAAGATTGAACTAGTTCCATAATGACAGGGGTGCTTGACACCCCTGTTTTGTTGTGTTATATTAACTGAAACATTCACGACCCGGAGGAGGTTGAATGAAGAAGTTCTATACTAATGTGTTGCAATTTGGTAACAAGTTGCTGGTGCGAGAAGTTCGTAATGGAAAAAGGGACAATCACAGGGTGGAGTTTCGTCCCACCATGTTCATCAAGTCCAAGCAGGAATCCAAGCACAAGAGTTTGTTTGGTGACAATCTGGAGCCCATGAAGTTTGGTGACATCAATGATGCCAAAGAGTTCATGAAGAAATACAAAGAGGTGGAGAATTTTCCCATCTTCGGCAACACCTCCTTTGCCTATCAATACATCACAGAAGAATATCCAGAAGAGGTGGACTATGATATTAGTCAGCTCACCATCTTCACTATTGACATTGAGACTGCCTCAGAGAATGGATTCCCTAGTGTGGACAATCCCATTGAAGAGGTGTTGTTGATTACTGTGCAAGACAACATCACCAAGAAGATTACTACATTTGGTGCCAAGAAGTTTGATGTACAGAACATTCAGAAAAATTTCGAGTATGTGAAATGTAAGGATGAGGCTGACCTTCTTCTTACGTTTCTTCGTTTCTGGCAGATGGCTGCTCCGGATGTGGTGACAGGGTGGAACACACAATTGTTCGACTTGCCCTATCTCATGGTCAGAATCAAGCGAGTGTTGGGTGAGGATCGTGTGAAGGACCTGTCGCCGTGGCGCATTGTGAATGAACGAACTGTGACCATGAATGGACGTGAATATCTCACAGCCGACATCTATGGCATCAGCAACTTGGATTATCTGGACTTGTACAAGAAGTTCACCTATTCGGCACAAGAAAGTTACAAGTTGGATTACATTGCTCAACAAGAGTTGGGTCGTAGAAAGTTGGAACATGGCTACGAGACATTCAAGGAACACTACACAGAAGATTGGCAGTCGTTTGTGGAGTACAACATCGTGGACGTGGAGCTGGTGGATGCCTTGGAAGACAAGATGAAGTTGATTGAACTGGTCATCACCATGGCCTATGACGCCAAGTGCAACTTCACAGACATCTTCTCGGCGGTGAGAACCTGGGATTGTATTCTTCATAATCATCTCTGGGCCAAGAACATCATCGTGCATCAGAAGAAGGACAATGAAGGCAGAACCATTGCCGGTGCCTATGTGAAAGAACCCACGCCTGGCAAGTATGATTGGGTGGTGAGTTTTGACGCCGCATCTCTGTATCCCAGCATCATCATGCAATACAACATGAGTCCTGAGACCATGATGGTGGGTGTCACAGCCGACGCCAGCCCAGAAATTCTGTTGGAAGGAGATGTGAACTTCCATGACTTCTTGAAGAACAAGAATTACGCCATGGCAGCAAACGGCTATTGCTACACTCACAAACATCAGGGACTGTTTCCTGAGATTGTGGAAAAGATTTTCACAGAACGTGTGTTCTACAAGAAGAAGATGATTGAAGCACAGAAGGAATATGAGAAGACCAAGGATGCCAACCAGGTGAAGCTCATCAGCAAGTACAACAACATTCAGATGGCTAGAAAGATTCAATTGAATAGTTTATATGGCGCCTGGGCTAATCAATACTTTCGTTTCTACGATGACAGGATTGCCGAAGGTATCACGCTGACAGGACAATACATCATTCAGCATGTGGGTCGTGCCTTGAATGAATACTTGAACAAGGTGTGTGAGACAGAAGGTGTGGAGTACACATTCTATTCTGACACAGACAGTTGCTACATCACATTGGATCGTTTAGTTCAGAAGCACTTCTCACATCTGGACAAGAACAAAGTGGTGGATGTGATTGACAAGTTCTGTAAAGACAAGGTGGCCAAGGTGTTGGCAGATGCCTGTGACCATATCATGCATACCACAAATGGGTATGTGTCCAAGATGGAGTTCAAGCGAGAGGTGATTGCCGACCGTGCCATCTGGGTGGCCAAGAAGCGATATGCCTTGAATGTGTATGATAGTGAAGGTGTGCGATACCAGGAACCCAAGTTGAAGGTGCAAGGCTTGGAGATTGTCAGAAGCAGCACGCCTGGCAGTGTTCGACAGTATCTTCGTGATGCTGTGAAGATGGCACTGACCTGTACACAAACTGAAATTCAAGACTTCATTGCTGATTTGGAGCAGAAGTTTCATCAAATGACGCCAGAAGAAATTGCCTTCCCTAGAAGTGCCAACAATCTGGCCAAGTATCATTCTGGTTCAACCATCTACATGAAAGCCACACCACTTCACGTTCGAGGCGCCTTGTTACACAATCACTACATCAAAGCAAAAAAACTGGACAAGAAATATGAGTTGATTAAGGAAGGAGATAAAGTGAAATACTTGTATCTGAAGGAACCCAATCCCATCAAGGAGAACAGCATCG